TGTACGATGTATTTGCTAATCGTGAAATGAATCATGGTATCGAAGCACTAAATTCGTTTGGGGTGGCTTACCGTGCTTGGAATGTCTCCACTATGCTTGGTTCTGCTCTGCTGGCATCCCTTTCAGATATTGCGCCGATGATCAAACTTGCACGTATGCATAATCTTTCTGTTGCTAAATTAATGGGAAATTTGGCTGGTGAGCTAAATCCATTTAATCCCAAGGATAGAGAGTTATCATTCAGCATGGGTATTGCAGTAGATGAGATAACCTCCTCCCTTGGACGATTTGCGGCAGAAGATCTTACAAGTGTTTACGATCGCGCCAGTCAAGTAGCACGTGTTTCTAATACAGCCTCATCAACTATCATGCGTGCCTCACTTCTTAATGCTTGGACACGTGCGACCAAAGCTGCATGGTCGAAAACCTTAATGAATAAATACGCCAATTTGCCCAAAGAAAAAAAATGGGGGCAACTAGATGCCGAAGATCAGGGTTTTTTAAAAGCGGTTGGTTTGGATGAACGCACTTGGGAGGTAATGAGCTTAGCAGAGCCTATGAAGGATGGGGCAGGTAATCCATTGATGACGACCCAATCAATATTAAACATCCCAGATGAACAACTAAATCACTTGGGTAATCCAATAGAAGTAAAAAACCAAGCAGTTAAAAAATACTTCTCCCATGTTTTAGATGAACAAGGAATGGCAGTAATTGAATCTGGATTACGTGAGCGCACAAGACTGTATGGCAAAACTCATGGCGGTGAAATTTTAGGTTTTTTTGGACGCGGAATGATGCAGTTTAAATCGTTCCCTGTAACCTTCCTTATGCGGCATGGGACACGTGCGTTGCGTGATGGAGCACTTTCACCAACACCATATACTTATATGATTCCTCTTGCCCTTGGTATGAGCGCTATGGGAGCTTTATCTTTGCAGTTGGGTGAAATAGCAAATGGTAATAATCCTTTACCTATGTGGGATGATGATGAACCTGATGTTGCTTTAAGTTTCATGACGAAGGCTATGATGAAAGGCGGCGGTATGACCTTACTAGGGGATATTGTTGCTGCTGGTGCAGATACATCTGGTCGTGATGGGAGAGATTTTTTATTGGGCCCGATGGGCGGAGATATTATTAAACTAGCTCAGCTCACAAGTGGAACAGCCAATCAGATTTTGAATGGCAAGGATGTCACAAGCAAAACCAACCAAATGTATATGTTGGCAAAATCAAAAATACCCGGTCAAAATCTTTGGTATACAAAAACCGCCATGAACCGCTTAATGTTTGATGATATTCAAAATATGATTGCACCGGACTTCCAACAAAAGTATAAAAGGAAAATGCAAAAGCAAGGCCGTAGTCAATGGTGGGAAAGTGGCGAGGGTCTTGATGGTTTGAATCCAATTGATTTTGAAAAGGCTATTCAATAAATATGAAAAAGTTATTTGGCTCTTTATGTGTTGTTATATTGCTTACTGGTTGCGCCACACTAGACAATGGAAACAAAAGTCGTATTCAAATTTTACAGAGTAATAGTGCACTAATTAACGGGTGTCAAAAGCTTGGTCCAATTCATGTTGACATTCAATCCATGAGCTTTAACAAAGCATCAAGTGAGGAATTGGTAAAACAAGCATCCAGTTATGGCGCGGATACTGTTGCTATTATTAATCGTCAGAACCTGCCATTAGGACACGTGATTATTGATGCCACAGCTTTGAAGTGCTACAGCTAAATATTCACCCAACAAACAACAATTCATCCCCCTGTATATATCACTTATACAGGGGGATTTTTTTATGCGTGATGATCAAGTAGAACGAATTAAACTGCTTTCAGAGGAAATAGCAGATGACATGGTGAAAACTGCTGTCATGGCAATGGGTATTGGTCTTGGATCAAATCAGGAGCGCGGTAATAAGGGGTTTATGTATAAGATCGTTAAGGATCAGGCGGGTGTCATGGCTACGCTTCAGCGGATTTTGGACATTAAATCAGGAGCAATTCCACCAATTAGTGCAACAAAAGCAACTCAGGAAAAGCACGAACAAAATTTAATTAAAAAAGCAGAAGCTGATGCCGCGAAACTTAAACAGCGTATGAGCTAATGACTAAACCGAAGATCAGCTTTTTAGCGTTCTTCCTACTTTGGGCTGAGCTACAGGGTTGGAAGATACCCACTTTTCATATTCAAGTCTGTATTTTCCTTGAGGAGTTTTATCTCAATGGGCGTACAGGCTTGCTCATGCTTCCGCGTGGACACTCCAAATCGTCCATATTGGACGTATTTAATGCGTGGGTGATTTACTGCTGGCCTAGCACTCAAATCTTGCATCAAGGCACTACGGATGCGGATGCTTATAAGTGTTCAAAAGGTACACGTGATGTTCTTGAGAGACATCCTTTGTGTACTGGTAATCCTAATGTGGCTATTCGCCAAGGTGAAATTGAACGTTGGTTTGTAGAAGGCACACCAGACGTTCGTTACGGCACTATGCTGGCAAAAGGCATCTTGTCAGGTGTCACAGGGCATCGTGCGCACTTTATCCAAAACGATGACGTTGAGACACCGCAGACCACAGCAAACCCTGAGCAAAGAGAGAAGCTACCTAAAAAGCTATCTGAACAAACGCACATTGCTATCCCAGGTGCAAAACGGCTTTGGATAGGTACACCGCACACCCATGATTCACTCTATGAAAAAATCAAGAAGCAGCGAAAAGTCAGTAAGCTGATTCTTAAAATGTTTGAAAACGAAAAACGTGTTGAGGACAGCGTCAAAGGTCAAAAGGTACTACTTGATTTTGAACCGATACATGCTTTCTCAGGCATTGGTGTAGGTGCGAAATACCTAAGAAAAGGTGAAAACTACGAATGTAGAAAATTAAAGAACGCTTGGGAAGTAACGTTTTTAGAATCAAATTACATCGTCGATTTTTATTCTAAGGGAATTTGGGAGGAGCGTTTTACACCTGAAGAAATGGAATTTCGCCGTGAGGAATGTAAAACCCTGAATGAATGGGATTCACAGTATCAGATGCATGCCAAGCCAATTGGTGATGTTCGTCTTGATCCTGACAAAATCCTTGCCTATGACTGTGAGCCAGTTTTGAGACGTTCGAATGGTCAATATCTCATGATGCTAGGGGAGCGCCGTATCGTGGGTATGTCAGCGAAATGGGACCCATCTAGCGGCAAGCTTAAATCTGATATTTCATCTGTAGCTTTATTCTTACATGACGATTTAGGTACGAAGTATTGGCATCGATCAATTGCTTTAACTGGTCCCGATATTATTACCAACGATGATGGTGAAATTGTTGGTGGGCAAGTTTGGCAACTTTGTGATCTTGTTGAAAAATACTATGTTCCTAAAATCGTGATTGAAACCAACGGTATTGGTGGCTTTGCTGGATCTTCACTCAAGGCAGCTTTGAAGAAGAGAAAGCTACGTTGTGGTGTGGAAGAGCGACACGAAAAACTAAATAAAAACAAAAAAATTCTTGATGCGTTTGAAGGACCATTAATGTCTGGGCTTTTGTGGGCTCATATCTCCGTATTGGTTAATTCTGGTGTGAACGGTGATGAAGAAGATTCTGCCACAGCGAAACAAATGCGGGAATGGAGCCCTGCTGTTTCAAGTCAACCTGATGACTATTTAGACTCAGCAGCAGGTGCGATTACTGATCAGCCTGAACGTGTCGGAAAAATACACAGAACTAATGAAGTGAATGAGCGTCCTAATTGGAGAACAGACGGTGGTGTTGCAGAAGCCACCTTAGATTTTAACGATTAGGGGGCAACTATGGCAGTCCAAGAACAAACGCCATATATCGAACACGTTGCAAATGGAGTTACAACGTCCTTTGCTTTGGAGTTTGAATGCAAAGATAAAGAGCATTTGATTGTATTAGTGGATAATGTAGAACCCAATGTGGGTACATGGTCCTTAGCTAATGGTTCCGTTGTATTTGGGACAGCACCAGCAGATGGGAAAATCATTTCGATTCAGCGCAATACGCCATTCCGACGTGATACAAACTTTCAAAGTTATGACAACTCACTGCGTCCTGCCACAATTAATAAAGATTTCGATTGGATCTGGTACAAGTTACAAGAACTTGGCGTAGCCGACTGGATTCTAGGCAATCGAATTGATGCACTAAAAAACTATGTAGATGATCGTGACGATGAGTTACGAGCATACCTGATGGAAGAGATCCGCAAGCAAGGTGTAGCGCTTGATCAACTAGAGGACTATTACAATTATTTAATGGAGCGCCTTGCTCAGATTGCAGTTGATAAGGGTTGGGATTCTTCTTTTGTTGTCCACAAAGGTCAGACGCAGTTTGAGATTAATGAAGACTTTTTTAACAAGAAGTGGGAAAAAGTATCAGTAAAGGATTTTGGTGCAAAGGGGGATGACGATCAAACCCTATATGACACAGATTATTATTCTGACAATATAAGTCAACCGACTAGAATTTTGAAACAAACGGCTGATGGGTTATCTATAAACAGAGCTATTAAGTGGTTACGAAATCGCGGTGGCGGATCTCTTTATATTCCTCCTTGTGAATCAGGTAAATCATATCGAGTGTATGGATACTTAGAACGAATTGATTTCCCATGTGTCATTTACGGTGCAGGAGCTCAAAGCCTATTAAAGAATTGCGACAACTCACCAACAAATATTAATGGTTATGGAATCTTCCATATTTCACCAGCAGTTGTATCAGAGGTTTCATTTTTAAATTTCAAAGTTGATGGTAATGCACAGAACAGAATCAAACCAACTTCTGAGTTTAGATTATATAATTTTCATATTTGCGGAAAATCGCAGACAAGAATGTATGGCGTAACTTCTGTGAACGCTGCGATTGATTGCTTGTGTACTCGATACACTCGACCATACGAAATGGCCTCGGAGGGCGATATTCTATGGGCAAAGTTCGTAAACTGTCACTTTGAGGATAGCTATCGAAATACATTGTCTCTAGTTGCTGGGAATAATATTGATTTCGTAAATTGCAATGTTTGGGGCGGAGGTTTTATACACGGTGGTACTAACCCACGTTACTCTCTTGATATCGAACCTACATCAGGACTAATTGATAATCATGCACGGAATATTAAATTTACAAATTGTAATTTTGCGCGAGCAATCAATGCAGTTGTGGGTGGAACTTGGGGGGAAGCGATATTCGAGAACTGCACAATTGATGCAAGCTACAAACACCCAAACATTACTCAAATTGGTTACCCATGGGCTTTCACGCTATCAAGTTTAGGGGATTGGAA